CTATTGAGCGGGGTTTTTCTTTTGACCCAGAGATTGACCCAGACGCTTTCCTTTGGTCATGTAGTCAGAAAACAATAAAGCTGTTTCTTCGTTGCTTTCTTTAGTCACATGAGTGTAAACATTCATCGTTGTTTTGATGTTGCTATGTCCCATTCGAACTTGGACTTGTTTCATGCTGGCACCTGCTTCAAAAAGAAGAGAGGCATGTGTATGTCTAAACCCATGTACGGTGATTCGGGGCATGTCTTTATTGTGAATATAAAAGCTATCCAACCAAGATAAAGGTGTTCTGGGATACATATAGGAATTGTTATCAATTCTTGAAAAAACGAGTTGATTAATTGATGAAACAAAGCCTAATTTTTCTAAATTTTTTGATTGAATAGAACGCCATTCTTTTAGAATGTCAAGTGTATGGTCATCAATCGAAACAACGCGATTGCTAGCTTTTGTTTTTGGTGTTTGAACAAGAAGTTTCCCATTTTTACCAACAGCTTGCGTTTTCGTAACGGAAATCGTTTTCTTTTTGAAATCAATATCTCGCCAAGTTAGCACTAAAGCCTCGCCTTTTCTTACCCCAGTGAAAGCTAATAGAGAGAAAAAGGTATAGCGAATAAACGGAAATCCTTCTTCCATCCTATTTAAAAAATCAAGCAATTGTTGGCGGTCATAAAAATTTTCTGACTCGTTGGGCTTAAAATCATCTTTTATTGTAGGTAGAATGACTTTCTTCATAGGGTTCTCTTTGAGTATTCCTATGGAGCAACCGTAATCAAAAACCATTCCTGCATAGTTAATATACCGTTTATATCTTTTGGGCGAAGTTTCAGCCCAATGGTTGGCTTGCTTTTGACAATCGATAACAGATATTTTGTTTATGCGATAAGATCCGATAGCAGGCAAGATATGCTTATCGAAAACAAAGCGAGTTCCCCAATAGGTACTTTCTTTTACTTTGTTTTTGTAGACTAATTCGAACCAATTTTCAAATAAATTTTGGTAAGTTTGTATTTTTTGTGTTTTAGGTGATTCTTTCAATCCTTCTTCCTCAAGTTGAATTTCCAGTCTAGCTAAAGCTAATTTCGCTTCTTTCATAGTTGAAAAGCCACGCCTTGTTGTTTCTCTTTGTTTACCGGTTAAAGGATCAATACCTAAATATTTTCGGAACATGAAAGCAGGCGTTCCATCTTTTTTGATATATTTCTTGATTGTTGTCATGTAAATTCCTCCCAGTACCTAACGTGGGGCGAAAGGGTGGGATTATAGAAATAACTACGGGATATAGACAAGCATCCCCTCGACTTTATCAAATTCGAGGGGATGCTCTTTTTGATAAAACACTATAGGTATTCGTTTACAAAGAACAAAAGAAAGGTACAATACTTTTCAACCCAGCTCCGATGTCTTTCAGTAGATTTTGGGATTGTGTACAACGCCAAGGACTTCTCCGACAATTTCGTAATATTGATTTTGTATTTTTTCTGTAGTTGTTATTAACATGTTATTCCCCTAAATCTTACTGCTTAGAAATATTTTTTATAAAAAACAATACTACCAACTAATAAGATTATGCTCATGCCTAAGAAAGTGAGTCCAGTATGACTGGAATCATTTGTTTTCGGAAGAGTTTTTTGTTTTAAATTTGTTGTCTCAGCTTTAGTAGACGATTTGGTAGGTACAGGAACAGGTGTATTGTTATCCAGATTATCCAGAATATCAGATAAATCTCCTATCGTTACAAAACAAGATACACTGTTAACTCCGTCACTAAAAGTTACTTTGTATAATCCTGGAAGAGATGTATTAATCGTTTCAATGGTTTTGTCGCTATTTTCTTTGGAAAGAGTGAGCCCTAGTTCTTTTGCGTGTTTTTCAGTCATCACCCTCACATTTTCAAATTTAGCTTTCCCTAACAGTGCGTTCAAATCATAATGATATACTTTTGCATCTTTAGTAGCATAAACATAGTTGGTAGTTTTGATTTCAATGATTAAATTCTGTTTATCCCCATCATAAGAAATTAAATCTAATAATTGACTTTTTGATAAGACCCCACCTAATTTTATAGGGAAGAATCTATTTTTAGTTGAGAGTTTGTGGGGAGTTTCTTTCTTTGTTGTAGATTCAATTGTCCCATCTGTTTTCGTAGTAGTATCCTGTGTAGATGTTTTTGTTGCGCCCTCGTCCTTAGAGGTACTTGTTGAACCAATATCAGAATTTATTGTAGAATCTGTTGTTGAGCTGGTCTTTCCGGAATCCATTGTAGTCGTAGAATCTGTTGTTGAACTAAATTTTGTGGAACCTGTTGTTGCTGTTTGGGTATCGCTACTCGATGTAGAAGTATCCATAACGTGAACCAATGGCTCTAAGAACTTAGGAACTGAGTCATCAATATAAAAACCAAGATACGCTTTCTCCACGTTAATGTCTCGTTTTGGCACACGTACAGTGACATTGAATGGGGCACCAATAATTGTAATATATTCAACTTGACTTTCTGGAAGATTTTTAAATTCGTCTGGATTTTTTTTAGCTTTATCTATATCCTCTTTTTGTAATTGAACATTTACGTCATAAACTTCTTCTTTATATTTTTGTTGAGCATTTTGGCGTCTTTTTGAATTTCCAAATAAAGGTTCCCAACTATTATTTTCGTATCTGTAAGTATCTTCCCCATCACCGACATTTCGAATCCACCAATCCCCCTCAACCGCATTTTGAGGTTCTTCTAGTTGCTTAAAATATTCCATCGCATCTGCTTTTATTCCACCTGCAAACCCAAATAAACCGAAAACAACAAAGATGACTAAAAGTTTCTTTTTCATTAAAAGACCTCCCTTTATTTGTTAACTTTTAGATTGGAAAATAAAAAACACCTAGCAAATAAAGCAACAGAGTGAATTTCTTTAAAAGCAGAAGTTTGTTCAATCCTCATTGACACTGTCCCACCATTCATCAACAGAATGAAATGATTCAGTATTTCCGCTTTCAACATCTAAACGAGCTTCAATATTTTCTAAGTCTTTTAGTTTATAGATATACTCAATGATTAAATCTAATTGTTCATCATCAAGACTATTCAATAGTTGGGTAATTTTTTCCGTTTCGTTCAAGCACATGACCACCCTTCATTGTTTATACACATCGCCACGGTTGCCTATTTTTACGATGTGTATAATTAATTCGTCAACGGTGTAAATCACACGATAATTTCCGACACGTAAACGTTTATATGGTTCTTGGCCATGCAGAATTTTGATATCTCCTTTAGGAATTTGAGAGATAGCTTGAATAATTCGTAATTGAGTTTTTTTATCTTGCTTTTTAAGAAATTTAGCTGCAAGTTTAGAATAAATTACTTTTCTCATAATTTTAGGCCAAGTTCTTTGTATAACTCTTCAGCTGAAATATATTTTTTATCTTCTTCCGAGCTTTCTTCATATTCCTTGATCATCTGTAAATCAAATTCGTCTGGTTCAACAGTTTCAATTGCATTTACTAACATTGTATAGATAAAACTATACACTTTTTCCGCTTGTTCATCGGATAAGTTATCTGTCATCCGTTTGATTTCTTCTTTTGTAGTCACTGTACATAACCTCCCTTCGTTATTTATATACATCACCACGACTACCTATCTTCATAATTGTATAAATACAACCTGACTCATCAAAAATGACACGATAGGGACCTATTCTCAATCGTTTATAAGGATGATATCCTCGAAGTGGTTTAACATCGCCGTCTGGTAATGAATAGATAGCATTGATGATTCGCTGTTTTGTTTTAACATCTAATTTCTGTAAAAATTTAAGGGGTTGCTTTTTGAAAATAACTTGTTTCATTATGCAATACCCAATTCTTTTTTTATTTCATCATAAGTAAAAGTTTGACCGTCGTCTTCTTGATCAATATTAGCTAACAGCTTTTTATAAAACTCATCAACTACCACTTCACCGTTTTCGTCTATCAGATCATCTTTATCATTTATTAATTTATAAACTAGTTGTAATACGATTTCAGTTGCTTCTTCGTCTAGATTTTGAATAGCGTAAGATAATTCTTCTTGTTTTGAATTCACTCTACATACCCACCTTTCATTACCTTTCTTTTGTTTCCCGCAAAGGGAAAAGTAACTAACGATTGCAAACAGGAGAGCAGGAATAATATAAGACCAAAGTTCAGAAAATAAACGAAAAATTCAAAAATCCTCCACTCTCGCACCTTGTGTTTACATTGCTAGCGAAACCTATTATTGTTATTTCTGTTGTCATAGATAATCCAAATAACGAAACAAAGCACAATTATTACGCCAACTCTTATTATAGGAGTGAACATGGGGATCACCTCATTGTGTTACAATACTTTTCCAATAATCCGAACATCTGATAAGGGATAAACCATATTAGGTAATAGTTATTAAAAAACAGAGGTTAACAGTGAATATCTAATAGTTCTCTTTTCTTTAATTCAAATTCTTCTTGAGTAATAACTTCTGAATCAAGTAATTCTTTAAGTTCTTTTAATTGTTCAGTAGTAGAAGATTTTTTTGATGTTTTAAGGGATTTAGGGTCGCTGTATTCAATATTTGCGATAAATCGTTCTAAGTTATTTGCTTGAGCAGAATTGAGAAAAACTTTTATTTCTTTTATAGAATTATCTTCTGGATTTCTTAAAAATATTTTTCCTTCACTACCTAATTCTGTTGTCGTAGTAGTAGATTCAGTATCAACTTTACTTTTCCGCTTTCCAGAACTACCTATAATTGCTCCAACAGGACCCAGTAGTGCAGCACCAACAACGGTTTTTCCAGTTCTACCTTTTGTTTTAATATCTCCTTTAGTAATTGTTTTTTGTGTTGTAGTGCTTCCATTCCATTCAAAACGTTCAAATAAATATTTGATTGCATCAGGATTATAATTTTTAGAGATGTAAAAGTAATTATTGATATCACGTCTTAAAACAATAGAGTCAAGTTTTTTACTAAAAGATTTTTTTACAGACAAAACTAATTTTTGTTCTTTTTTATTTTCTTCGTAATTTGAAAGAGCAGTATTTGCAACATCTTCTATAGGTTTTATTATTTCACCAATGTTATTCCCAGAGATTTCCTTGTTTTTGAGAGTCTTATATTGGTTGTTGGCAACTTCTTTCATTTTGTTAAATAAATCCATAGTATTATCTCCCTTCTGTTTATATATTTATGAAAGTATTTACAATTAAATTAGTAAAAAAGAGTATGTAATCTTTTTATTTTTAGTAGTGATTACATAACCACTTTTCCAATGATTCTAAATTCATCTGCATCAGTTACGATGATATCGTCATAATCGCTATTGAATGATTGAAGTCTTGCATGATCGTTTTCAAACCATATGCGTTTTAGAAAAGCTTGTCCATTTACAATGACTACTCCGATTGCACCACTGAAAACTTCTAGTTGTTCTTTGACAAACACGTAGTCACTATGGTGGAAAATTGGCTCCATAGAATTACCATTTACACTTAAACAAAAGTCAGCACCCTCAGGGATGATTTCAGTAGGGAGGGTAAGTTCCTCTCTATGTTCATCTTCTAAAAATTCACCAGTACCGGCAGAAACAGCACCTCGCCAATCAATCAAGGACATATCCTTTTTGTGTTTTTTGCGTTCTTTGTATTGTTCTAAAGAGGTGATATTTTTATTTCGACTGTTTTCTTTTTCTTGTTCTTCTAACTGAGTTTTTGCAAAGTGATAAACTTTTTCTTGGCGAGGTGTTTCTAGTTTTGTTGAAGTTTCATTAATTAAAGTAAGGATAGTAGATGAACTTTTTTCCCCACCATACATAAGCGTATTTATATCAGTGTTAAAGATAAAAGTCATAGTAGATAAATCTTTAGCCATAGGAGTACTAGCTCCAGAAACCCATTTTGAGACAGTACTTTCTGTTTTGCCTAATTTGTTTCCTAATTCTTTCATAGTCATTTTTTCTTGTGTTAAGAAATAGCGAATCATTTTCCCTACAACTATATCTTTAGCATGCATAGAGCACCTCCACATCATATTTGATTATAGTATAAAATAAACTTGATTTATTTTCAAGTTTTTGTTGACTTGAATTAAATTCAAGTTTATAATGTGCTTATAAGTTAGAGAGGAGGATATCTATGAATGATATAGAAGTAATTATTAAGAAAAAGGGCTTAAAAAAGAAGTATGTTGCTTCATATTTAGGAATTAGACCCGAAACTCTTTCCAGAAAATTAAAGAATCCTGAAACGTTTTCAGCTATTCAAATGGCTGCTTTATCAAGACTTTTAGAAAAAGATATTTCTAAATTAGATTTTCATGTCATTTTTTTTAAAAAAGAACTTGAATTTAATTCAAGTTAGAAGTCGTAGTATTGATAAACAAACAGCATAGCGAAATATAATCGATAGGAGGTGTAGACAGTGGAGAAACAAAAAAACGAATTACCCACAGATAAAAGAAAAAAATGTCCTCGTGATGAATCGAACGAGAACATTCAATTAAGGGATATGAAACTACGATTAAACGCTGAAACTGTTGTTTTCCCTCATGAAATTTTTATGAAGGAGAAGGATCAACAAAATCAGGGTTTGGATGCTGATAACTAGGTGAGAAAGAACCATCTGTATCTTGGAACCATTTAAAGTTTGAATCAATGTGGAAGTCTTTTCCTATCGCTTCTATGATAATAATCAATCCATTATCGTATTCGTATCTTCTCTTATCATATCCTTGTCTTCTTTCTAGAATAACGATGTCGGGTAACCCTTTTGGTGTATTTAAATTGGTTCCATCAGGTGTTTTAAACATATAATCCATAAATTTTCACCTCACTTTCGAACTAATCTTATCAAGAGGTGAAATGCAAAACAACCAGTATAGGAGGTGTTGAAATGTCAGTACTTCAAATAGATGAAATTGATTTGGGGCCAGCATTGCAAGCGATAGTGAAAGAAGCAGCTGCTGAAGAAGCAAAGAAAATAGCCACAGACTTCATCGAAGAATATAAGAAAAAATTGGACGCTCCTAGAGCAATGAATTATACGCAAGCCGCTAAGTATCTGGATACGAGCTACAACACACTTACTAAAAAGTTGATTCGAAAAGGGTACATCAAAGTAGTACTTATCGATGGGTATGAAAGAATTACCCGAGAAGAAGCGGATCGTTTTTTAAGAGAGAATTCAAAATAATGAACCTAGCGTGGGGCGAAGGTGAGTTTATTATGAGGTATACACTAAATCAAGAATGTTTGATTCACAAATTGGCTAAGGAAAAAGTGAACGAACTGCAAACTCTACTATACGGTAAAGATGTGTTAAGTGATCGACAGCGAGAAAATGCTAGAAAAGAACTCAAGCAATATCAAGAGCTACTTTATCAAAACCGATTGAATCGGCAAATGGAAATGAGGTGAGGAGAATGAAAAAAATGGAACTCAAGGTAAATGCCGTAGTAGAAACATTTGAGCAAGCAAAAGAACTCCTAGCCGACCTAGAAGTTCTATGTGAAAAATATGATATTGCCTTTAGCATCAATAAGAATAACTACTTGGTTCCTTTAGCAGGTTTATCAACAGACGAAACTGTATCAAAAACAGTCTTGTAATAGTGTTTAACATGTTCAATGTCGATTTGTGAGTGGCTTGCTTTGACATCAATACGTCTATTAGATTTGAGGTGAGAGAATGAAAATCACAATCGAAGCGACACCGGAAGAAGTAAAAGAATTGCTCCAAGCTATTGAGAGTAGCCAGGAGCAAATAAAACTTAAACTTCCTGTTGCAATAAAGGACGATAAAATCACTTTTCGCGAAGTTCGTATTTAGAAAGAATGTCACTAAGAACTTTACTATTTGCGTTTAAAGCCGCTTGAGAATAAAGCGCAGCAGTTACGGTGAAAATGTGTTGAAGTTTTTCTTCACGGTTAAATCTAGATAGATTGTTTTCTAATTTTTCGGGAATAGATTTAACTTCTTCATCAAAATATTTTTCTGCTAATTTTGCAATATCATTTTGAATATTCATGCTGTTTCACCTCCTTATCAGTTATTTCAGCAGATCACTTGCTGATAAGGAAATTATACAACAGAAAGGAAGGACCAAAAATGTCAAAAGAAAAACTAGATTTTATCAAAACGGTATTCCCACATGTAGAAAAAATTCTACCATTCGCAACAGAAGATAATCTTGAAAAGTTATTTGAACAAGCGCAACAAAAAGTAGACTATGAGTTAACGGAGGCGCAGTTTGAATGAAAAAAAGACCGCCTGAGCGATTATTTTTTATCGGTTCTACCGACTAAAAAATCAAGCGACACCTCGAAGTAGTCGGCGAGGGCGATGAGAGTATCAAGCTTTGGTTCACTATCCCCAGATTCATAACGTTGATATTGCCGATTATTAATTTTTAAAAATAATGCCATATCGGTTTGTTTTAAACCTTGTTCTTTCCTTAGTTTAGCAAGGTTTTCTGAAAGTCTTTTAGTCATTATATTCCTCCAAAAAAATATATTGACACGACATATCATAGCGTGTATATTATAAGTAAGCACGACATGAAATTGCGTGTTAATCTAGAAAGTAGGGGCTGATGTGTTAGTAAAGAATTATCGTAAACAAAAAAAGCTAACTCAAAAAGAGGTAGCGCAGAAGATTGGTATTAACGAGCGTCAATACCAAAGAATTGAAGCAGGCGAATCATTCGCCACTCAAAAAGTGCTAAACGCACTAGAAGATTTATTCGAGAAACCTCAGCGTGTACTTTTGGCGAAGCGTGCTGAGGAAGTTCCGAACTATATGAAAAACTATCTGTAAATAGTATACCACGGAGGAATAACAAATGGCAGAAAAAACTTTAGAAGAGTACAAAAAAGAAAATGAGCGATTAAGACTTGAAATCCAATTATTGAAACGTCCAGTAGAAAGAATCACTCAAAATACATTATTCAAAGATGTTGCTTTCTCTGATACAGACGTTCTTCAAACAAATCAAAAACATCAAATAACCAAGAATGTAAAAGAATGGAATGACTTACCTTTTACTAGGATTTATACACTGAATCCTCAAAATCATGGAATAGTAAGAAACGAATCAACGCATTATAACGTTTCGAATCATGCCATCCATGACAGTTTAAGAAAGTTATCCCTAGCGGTTGTCGGTGCAACTAAAAACACGGATTTAGTAATGAAAGAATACATGATTGTAAGAGACACTTATCAAGCGTTAAAGAATCTATTCTTACAAAAGTATGATGAGCGATTGATGCAGTTGGATAGAGATAAATCAACGGAGGTGCAATTGAATGAGGATTCGTAGGAATTTGAATGTAAAAGTAGGGGAAAAGAGATGGCTGGCAGCTTTGCATAAAGAGCCGTTGTATCGAACACGCCAGATTCAAGCGATTTGCTACGCGAGTTTATTGCTAAATGTGTTCATGATTATTTGTTGGGTATTCGTATATCTGGCAGGGAGATAAGTATTTGAAAATACAGGTAAGGAGAAATAACATGATTAACGAAAAAATTCAAATGATGCTGAAAGAACTGCACCAAGAATGCGAAAAAGAAGGGGTATCGGCACTTTGTACCTTGAATAAAGAAGGGACTACAAGTTTCATGTCTGTCGGGACACTACCTGAGATCGGGTTCTGTTTGGCCGTTCAAGAAAAACGTTTAGACGAATATCTTCCTTTGCCTACAAAAATTATACGCAATGTTGGACTTGATGCTTTAGGTGAACAGACAGAGAAAATCAAACCAGACCACACCTTTGTCGTCAATTCTGCAGAAGATATCCCAGATATTTTAAACCGAATTATAAAGGGGGATTTCCAGTGAGCGGATTTACAGCGAAAGAAGCAGCTGCTTATGATCGTTGGAAGACACAACCGCCAGAGGGAACCGCACCCATTGCCTATGATTGGCAAGAGGCTCCACTTTATCCAGGGGACCTGTGTTATATAACCGAAGATGGGTATGTGTTGGAAGATGAAACGAAAGCGTACATGGATGCTGTGTTTAGAAAAGAAGAAATCAACGTATGGGAGGAAAAATAATGGCAAATGAATTAGCGCTGTTACAGCGAGATATCACAGACGTTGTATTAGATAAAGTAACCGAATTAGAAGAGCAGGGTGTTCAATTACCGACGAACTATAATGTGGCGAATGCGTTAAAACAAGCCTTCTTTAAAATAAATGAAGTTCAATTAAGCCAGAAAGAAGGCGGCGGATTGTACATGGAAAAATATGGCCATACACCTGTAGGGAAAGCCAGTGTTGCCAATTCCTTATTAGATATGATCCAGCAAGGGCTCAATCCCGGAAAGAACCAATGCTATTTCATTGCCTATGGGCAAAAGCTCCAAATGTCTCGTTCTTATTTTGGAACACAAACTGCATTGAAACGGTTATCGGACATTGAAGAAGTCAAAGCAGAAGTGATTCATCAAGGGGATGTGTTTGAAATCGGGGCCGTGGAGAATGAAACGGTGGTGACAAAATTTGTTCCCAGCTTTGAAAATTTAGACAATCCGATTGTAGGAGCTTTTGCAACGATTACAAAAAGTGACGGTACAAAGGTCTATACGATTATGACAAAGAAACAAATCGACCAGTCTTGGAGTAAAGCAAAAGTGCAGAAAGTCCAACAAGAATTTCCAGAGGAAATGGCCAAGCGTACGGTAATTAATCGTGCTGCAAAACCGTTTATCAATACGAGTGATGATGCGGATTTATTTTCCGATGCGTTTAACCGTACCACAGCGGGAGATTATGATTATTCGCAACACGAAGCTTCGAAAAAAGCACAAACGATTACAGAACGTTTTAAAACAATGAAACAAGCAGAAGCTGTTCAAGAGGAGAAGAACGCAGAGACTACTGAAACAAAACAGCTAAAGCGTTCCTCTGAAGAAATGGAAGAAGCAATGGACGAAAGCATTCATGAAGGTGGGGGAACGTCAGATGAGCCAGAAGGAACACAAACAGCCTTTGATTTGTATGGAACCGGAAGTGGAGAACACGAACTCTTTGCAGCAGCAGATACGCCTTTCTGAGGACAATTACTACTCAAATGAGGCAGATTGGCAGTACTTATCTGTTAGCCAGTTTAAAAGCTGGCAAAAATGCCCAGCGGCTACGTTAGCTAAGTTGAAGGGAGATTGGCAACCAACAAGTAATCCTACTGCATTATTAGTTGGGAATTATGTCCATTCTTATTTTGAATCGAAAGAAGCTCATGAAGCTTTTTTAGAAGAAAATAAAGCAGCTATTTTTAAGAAAAACGGTGGCGAACGTGCAGAATTTGTTCAAGCGATGAACATGATTGAGGCATTAGAATATGACGATTTTTTCAACTTTCTTTATCAAGGAGAGAAAGAAGTCATCGTGACAGGGGAGTTATACGGTGCAGAGTGGAAAGGAAAAATTGACTGTTTAAATGTGGAAGAAGGCTATTTTGTGGATTTAAAAACGACCAAAGATATTCGTCAGGGAATATGGTCTGAAAAGTATCGGACACGTGTTTCTTTTGTAGAAGATTACGGCTATCTCATTCAAATGGGCATCTATAGCCAGCTATTAGAAATGAAATACAAAAAACCATTCGAAGCGTTTATAATAGCAGTATCGAAGCAAGATCCACCAGATAAAGAAGCCATTCGAATTGATTCGTGGCGTTATGAATCAGAGTTGTTAGAGGTAAAACATGATCTGCCAGAAATACTTCGAATGAAATATGGGGAACAAATCCCTAGACGGTGCGGACACTGTGAGTACTGCCGGAAAACAAAACAGCTTTCAGATTTTGTCGAAGTTGGTGAGTTGTTGGACAGCAGGGAGTGACCTAAATGGGAGGATGGCTCAAACTTTATCGTCAACTTCTTGCCAAGCCCATCTGGTTAGAATCGACTCCAGAGCAAAAAGTCATCTTAGTGACACTTCTGGTCATGGCGAATCATGAAGAGAAAGAATGGGAATGGAAAGGGGTCCCCTATAAAACGAAACCGGGACAATTGATTACTTCTTTATCCAGTATTGCTGAAAAGGCTGGAAAAGGTGTTTCCATACAAAATGTGAGGACTGCGTTAAAACGTTTTGAAAAATACGAATTTCTAACAGACGAATCAACAGAGAAAAATCGACTCATAACCATTGTTAATTGGGGCTTTTATCAAGCATCAGAAAACGAGGGTAACAATCAAACTAACAGACAGCTAACAAACGACCAACAGACACCTAACAAACAGCTAACAACTAACAAGAATATAAAGAATATAAAGAATGATAAGAATGTAAAGAATAAAACATTATCGTCGCAAACACGCAAAAAGCGCATTTACGACCCTGACTCAAATTACTATCAACTCGCAGAACGGCTATTCAAACAGATTTGTCAGAATCAGGAAATCAAGCAACCGAATTTAAATCGTTGGGCCGACGATATTCGGAAAATGATCGAGATCGACAAGCGGACCGAAGACCAAGTAAGCCGGATGATTGACTGGAGTCAAGCCAATTCTTTTTGGGCAGCCAATATCTTGTCTGCAAAAAAATTGCGTGAGAAATACGACACGATGGCGGCACAAGCAAACCGCCAGTACAAGCAAATGCAAAACAGGCAAGCAGAACGTCCAAGACCAAAGCCAAAATCGAATTCGGGGGTGTATTTCTAGATGCAATTTGAACTGTTACAGCAAGTGAAACCAACGGCCAAAGTGTGCCCCAAACATCAAATTCCGCTTGTGTCGTTTCGAAATCAAACGCCTTTTTGTACCGCATGCAAACAAGAAGCGTTGGCTGAACAAGAGCGGAAACAGGTACAAGAAGCCACGGAGCGAGCGTACCGACGTCGGACGATCGAGGTGCTGGCAAAAGATTCTCTGCTGGGAGACGACTCGTTAAAAGCTGTAAGTTTTCACAATTACCGTACGGAGAATTTCGAGACCCAAAAAGCGCTAGAACAGGCACAACTCTTTGCCAGCGAATACCTTACGATCTTTCGTCAATTGCACCAACTCAAAGCAAAGTGGTTGTTAGCCAAAGAGAACAGCCGGCCGGACTCAGAAGAAGTGCAACGGTTGGAAGCGGCTTACCAAAAGTATGACCGAGAAACACGCTTTAACGTCGTTTTCACAGGGGCGCCGGGTGTAGGGAAATCCCATTTGGCCATGTCGATGTTGCAGGCGATCAATACGCAAGCAACCCCTTATGTGAGCTGTTTGTTTATCTCGACTGTAGATTTGATGCGGAAAGTCAAAGATTCCTTTCGCAACAAAGAAAGCCGCTATACGGAAGAAAATATGACGCAACTCTTACGCAAAGTGGATTTGTTAGTACTTGACGATGTAGGAAGTGAATCCAGTCTTCAACGTTTACAACGAGAAAAAGATGTACAGCAACTGGAATCCAGCCGCTATAATCAAGAGTTTCTCTATGGTGTCTTGAATGCACGCGGGCGGACAATCTTAACAACAAATTTAAATTCGGAGGAGTTTGACCAGCTCTATAACGAGAAACTCGTAAGCCGGATGTTCCGAGGCGCACGGGGAAGGGTGATTCAATTCACCAAAGCAACCCCAGACAAACGAACCCGATTACGATTTTGAGGGGAGATGATCTTGTGAAATGTGTGAGATGCCGAGACGAACGTGTCATTTGGACAAGGGATACGTTTGGATTTGCCGTTTGCCAGCCTTGCCCAATCTGCAATAAACATGGGCAAGCCGTTCAAAAAGAATTTGAACTGTTTAAAGATCAGGTGAAAAGCAGTGCCGCAAAAACAAACAAGAAAGAGTAAATTTGGCAATCAAAAAGTTTTTGTAGACGGCTATATGTTTGATTCTAAAGCCGAAGCGCGTTATTACGAAAAACTACGCGACGCAGGGATTTCTTTTTTACCCTTAGCTGGGAAATATTGTTTGATGCAGAAATTAATTCCTGTCCAATCTGGAACAATTTTATCTACTGGCGAAAAAATCAACCCAGTGAATTATAAAGCAGACTTTGTTTTCTATGAGGGGTCGACGATTGTGAAAGTGGTCGATGTCAAAGGTTATCAAGATAAAGAAAGTCAGTTGAAAATGAAGATGTTTGCGAAAGAATATGGCTATCCAGTTATGTTTGCAAAATATGACCGGAAAAACGATTGTTTTGAAGAAATGTCGTGTTTTGAATCTTTACGGCAACAAAATAAACGTGCCAGAGAACGACAAAAACGAAAAAAAGAAAAATTGGAGGTGAAATCAGATGCGGAAGGATGACCCTGTTCTTATTTTAGAAAATGCAAAATTTATCTGGCCATGGGAAAGAGTAGAGCAGGCCTGTCGACTTTTTGCCAAAGGGGTTAAACCCACGCAGGTAGCCCAAATAATGGGGGAAGATGTCTTAGATATTGGCCTATTGCTTCTGCATTTGATGGATAAAGGGTGGATCGAATGTGCTTGATGTGAGAGCTCTTCATGAGTTAGAACAACTCATTTCCCGACCGGATTATACCGCGAACTCCGCCGTACAAAAGCGCGTCGCAAACTTACAAAAAAAGTTGTGGGGGAAAGACTCTCTAAAAAGAAAGAAACCACAAAAAATCCGAGTTACACTAAATGGAAAGCTTGTTTTAGAAGGAACAGCGGAAGAAATTGCGGCTCGAAGTGTCTATAGCAAGAATCGAATTTGGACGATGGCGAAAAACAACGCGTTCGATCGGTATGGCAAACAATACGAATATCTCAAAGAGAAGGAGGACGAGGGGTGTGGTACATGAATGGACTGTTTCACCAGAAGATTTTGATGCCATTACAAGCGGGAAAAAGAAATTTGAAATTTGTAAGCAGGATTGGAATTTTACAGTGGGCGACCTCCTCATTTTACGAGAAAGACAACAAGAAGCGGATACCGGTGATCGTTATTATGTGAGGATTACCTACATCACGCATGCGGGGCAACCAGACGGACAGGTTATTTTAGGGATTGAAGCGATTGAACCGACAGAATGGAGGGGATAAGATGAAAAATGAGTTGACGGCAGACGAATGGCGCGCACTAACGGAAGCTTTGAATTATATTAACGAGACACGTTTATACGAGGAGCAAAAGGAAATCATTCCTGCATATGAGCGCGCTGTACAGAAAGTACGCAAAGTGGAGAAGGGATTAGCATGCGCGATATAAACGATGTGGAATTGCATGACGGAGATTATATCAAATTGAGTCGGCATTCCCAAAATATGTATCAATACTTTCAAAAGAATAAATATTTCAAAAAAATCACTGGGAAGCAGCAATTGGAAACGGCCCTCTTTACGCATAAAGGGAAAATCGCAGTAGTGAAGGTGGATAAAGGATTATGGGAAAAGGAAAATCCAAAGTGAAAAAGAAAAAACGCAGACTAAAAGAAAAAGCGATGGCCAACGGCACCTATAATAAGCGAGGGAAAAACGACGACGTGCATAACATGCAGGGGAAAATGGATTGTCTGGACGAAGGACAAATGAAATTATGAAAAGAATTTTAAACTATCCAGGGAGTAAATGGCGATGAAGGGAAAAAGCAAGTTTGATTTTGAAGTGTTTAATGATGAGGGATTCGCCCACTTGATGGCCTTCAATCAACAAAACTATACCAAGGAACAAGCCATAAAAGAATGGCGGTCAGAATCAATGCTGGACGAAGGGGCGCCATACATGGTGGAAGAGGCCTTTGTTCGTTATCATTTTGGCATAGACGAAGACAATGAGCTCCGTAATTGCTGGTGGCTCGAACGGCGAGATTATGGGCAGTGGTCCGTCCCTGTCTGGTCCATTAAAACCCCAATCGAATATGACTAGGGACCATCGATGAATAAACAAGAATTGAAAGAGCCACTTTATTATGTTCAATTACCAGCTGTTAATTATTGAGGGGATTTATTCTGGTACAGAAGATGTAGATATATGTGAAATTGAAGACTTACTAGAATATTTGCACGATAACGGACATATGTTTGCTGTTGTGAATAGTTTTGAGGAGGAAAAATAAATGAAATTCTACGAAATGAACGTCCCTTATTTTGCATTAATCGCTGCTGAAGACGAAAAACAATGTTTAGAACTTTACAATGACCTTGTTTGCGAAGTAGAGGACGAAAAAGAGTTTTTCGAGGAAATGAAAACAATGGGGAAATACGAAGCATTCAAAATGGTTGCGAACAGTCATACAGAAGAGGGGGAAACATTTGGCGCAGAAGAAGCATTTCAATATTTTGAAACTCTTGAAGCAAACGGTGAAGTATTGTTAATCGATGGCGATTTGTTGTAGGAGGGAAATGGTATCACAGCAGGATATGCTACAGCGGAGGTTGAAAATGGATAATGAAATTTTTGTAAAAAAATGCAAACAAATGATTGTTGATTTGTATAATAAACGCAAAGGTTCTTTGCACAGAGGTATAACAGTTGATCAACTGTTTGTTGTATGGTTGAGTAAAACGTTGCAAAATAATAAAGCGTTGTTAGCTACAAAAATTGAAGGTGACGGTCTTTACTTCGAAATTACGTATAACGGTGATAAACAAGAATTTTATATAGACGTATATAAAAAGCAAGAGAATATAGTATTGTTAATCGATGGTGATTTGTTGTAGGAGGAAAACAGATGATACTCAAAATGATTGTAGGAGCGCTATTCTTTCTGATGACGTTGCTATTGGGATATTTGTTAGGTAAGGAAGCCGGAAGAGAAGGCAAATAAAAAGCACCAAGCTTTCGCTCAATGCTATGGGTAATATGGTACTACTATTATACCATAAGGAGTGGCTAAAATGATAGCTCCATTACCTGAAATCGATGAAAAGAAAACGAAAATGAATGCACGAAAAATCTTGTCTCAGTATCGCAAATGGGAACGTATCGCAGGAAAAGCAGCTATAGATATCAAATCACCGCTTCTTAGTGACATGCCTCGAACGTTGGGCGTGTCGATAAACAAGGCAGAAGAGGGTCTATTGGAACGTGTGCATGCTGAGAACGAACGAGATGCCATTCTAAGAGCTTTAGCATCACTTTCCTGGAGAAGTCGGAAAATACTAGCTATGACTTATTGCGAGCCTGAAAAGGCTTCTGTGTATGAAATAAGTTTAGAATTGCACTTCAGTGAAGTTCACGTGAAACGATTACGACGCATTGCATTGATGGAATTTGCGGAAGCTTATAAGCATGGGCAATGTCTGGTTTACAAAAAATGATACTTTTTTGATACTTTTTGTTCGAAAAAAGGTGATATGATAGTAGTATCAAATAGTATATAAAAACAAGGCTAGCATACACGTTGGCCTTTTTGTATAATAGTCATTGTAGAAAAGTGAAAAGATGGTGGCTAATCTCTTAATAAAGGGGTGATGCCTATGGTTCATAGCTTTATCCCTAGAAGGGAGTAGGCATGTCTGTTTATCAAGCGTTATCGCTGATGATCGCATTTGCGACGTTAGTGCTGCTGATTACAGATCACAAGAACAAAAAATAACCATCTAACACTATTAGCAGAGAGTAGATGGTTAAACCATTGAATTAAGCTGCCGTCTTTTTAACGGTTCTACATAGGGCGTGTTTGCAGCACGTCCTTTTTCTATGTCTATTATAGCATGTGAAAATAGAAAATCAATTGAGATCGCTTCGGCGGTCTTTTTGTGTGTAAAAAAGAAGCCTAACAAAAGCTAGACTTCAATATGTTTATTTGCGATTGCATCTGTTAATGTTTTTGAAAAATTAAGATGCAACTCTTTACCTAAGCGGTCAGCCCATTTAGGTATTGTTAGTGTTTTTTTTACTGGTTCTTGCTCACCAAGGTATTGAGAAATATCAACTGTAACCATCGAGATAAAGGATTTTTCAGGGTCGAATTGTAAGTCGAAATCTTTATCGTCTATAAAGGGGTTATTATCAACAAGTGACAGATTATGAATATTTGAAGGGGTAGGAACTTTTTCGTTATCTTCAACCATTGAAGCCACTGCAATTCCGAGAAATTCAGAGGCCATGGACATCGCATCTGAAATATTTTCACCTTGTGTAGCACCATAATGAATATCAGGAAAAAAAACAGAGTAGGGTACTGATGTTTTATCTGTATCATCATAATAAAACAGCGCTGGATAGGTAACTAGCATCAAAATCGCTCCTTTCAGATATTGAGGAGCCGACTAAAGTAAGCCGGCATCCTTTTTTATTCCTCGTTCGGTATATTTATTTAGTTCACCGTGAGGAATAATGATAGGTCTCGCCTGTCCCGGTTTTGTCATTTTGACATGAGAACCTTTGCCTTCATCTCCAACTTTTTTGAAACCGTGAGACTTAAGGAGCTTAACCATTTCTCTTTGTGTCATAGGCATGTGCACTTTACCTCCTGACAACAACATTATAGCACGTGCAATACGTGTTGTAAAGAGAGACGTAAAAAACATGTATTTGTTTTGGAGGTGTATATAAAATTGAGAGCAGATAGACACGGTGCGCATCGTGCTGTGGGATTGTGGACAAATATTGCGCACAAAAATAGACCACTACGGGCGATAGTGGTCAAGGCGTTAATGAAAAAGTGTTAGGGTTGTTTGTAATCAAATTATATTATGGAATTACTTATTTAGCAACACAAAAAAGAGCAGCTGTTTCCGCAACAATCTATCTGTGAAACGCAAACAATTTATACATTACGAGGTGGTGATTAAGGATGAAAAAAAACAATACGAAGGCGAACAGATACAACCCCACTGCTGCAGAGAAAAAACTCTTAGAAGTATTGATAAATCCGGATAACTTAGGAAAATCAGTACAAGAGTTGTGTTCGCTGGCAAAAATCGGTAGGACAAAATATTATGACGCCATGAGCAAAGATGGCTTTGTCGATTTAGTCAACGAAACAACAATGGATCTGATCAAAGGGAAAGCCTCTGATGTCCTTAACGCCACTTACAAGTATGCATTGACTGAAAAAGGGCATCAGGATCGTAAAATGATTTTGACTATTGCTGGAATTTATACAGATAAACAAGAGCTTAAACATTCTGGCGGAGTTGATATCCGGAAACAATATGGCGAAATGTCTGATGAAGAGTTAGAAGAGTTGGTGAAACGATATGAACAAATCAACGACTCTTGACCGAATTGAGTATGTTTTAGTTCAAAGAGAATTAGCCATTCGTAAAGCAAGAAAAAATTTTTGGTTATTTTGTCGATTACTTTATCCAGATTTTTATAAAGAAGACCGCTTATATTTAAAAGACCTGTGTCAGACATTGCAAGATTTTTATGAAGATAAGATCGATAAGAAAATATTAGTCATTAATATGCCTCCGCGTCATGGAAAAACATTTACAACTCGCTTATTTGTGCTTTGGATGTTTGGTCAAAACCCGAAAACTAAGATTATCACGGGCTCATATAATCAAATTCTTTCGTCGCTATTCGCTCAACAAACACGAGATGGAATTATGGTTGAAAACGAAAGTATAAAAAATGAGTATTTCCAAGACGTATTCCCAGAAACTTCAATTAAACAAGGAGATGCCGCTAAAGGTTTTTGGTCATTAGATGGATCAGAGGAAAAAAATTACTTGGCTACTTCTCCTGGTGGCACGTCTACAGGGATTGGTGCTAATTACGTCATTGTTGACGACATAATCAAAACTGTAGAAGACGCATATAACGAGCGCGTGTTGGATGCCCACTGGGAATGGTATAACAATACGTTGATCCAACGTATGGAACGGCCACGTAAACAGATATTGATTATGACACGTTGGTCAAGTAACGATTTAGCCGGAAAAATGTTGACGAGACGAAAAAATAATGTTCATCAGATCTGTTATAAAGCAGTCCAAGAAGACGGCTCGATGTTGTGCGACGAGATTATGACCCACGACGAATACTTAGATGTAGTACAAGAAATGAATGCAGACATTGCAGAAGCGAACTACCAACAAACGCCCATTGATCAAAAAGGCAGGTTGTACCAAAAATTTCTTACTTATGATACGTTACCTGATAACATTATCAAAATTTGGAATTACACCGACACCGCTGATAAGGGGGCTGATTATTTTGCCTCCCCTGTTTTTGCTGAGACATCGAATCATCAAGCGTATTTATTGGATGTGTTATATACCAAAGAGCCTATGGAAGTGACAGAGAATGCTCATGCAAATATGATCATACGAAACAAAGTGAACCATGTCCGAATTGAAGGAAACAATGGCGGTCGTGGGTTTCGTCGTAATTCTGAGCGATTAGTAAAGGAGCGAGGATATTATGCTGCTTATTATGAAGATTTTCATCAATCTGCAAATAAGGAGTCTCGAATTTTATCTAACAGCGCGTGGGTTGAAAACAATGTGTATTATCCATCAGATTGGGCAACACGCTGGCCAGAATTTTATTTAGCTATGACAACGTACCAGCGCGAGGGTAAAAATACTCATGACGATGCACCAGATTCGATTACTGGTATTGCCGAAACCCTTCAGATACAAAATCCTCAAAGTTTAGAGGAACGAATGAATGCAGCCAAATTCTTCTTTGGCTAGAAAGGAAGATGAAATGGATAAAAAAATTACTTTTTTACAGAAACACCGTTACCATAAAAATGCAAATGTTGTTTTTCGAATGTCTCGTGAAGATTTTGAAACCATCGAATTTACCTCAGGAATTTGGATCCATCAATTAGAAAAATTTATCAATCGCCATAAAAGTGAACAAGTGCCACGACTGCTAGAATTGAAAAGATACTATTTGGCGGACAATAATATAAAATACAAACCAACTAAAACAGATGAGTTTGCTGCTGACAATCGCATAGCTAGTGATTTTGCACGGTATATTACGATTTTTGAGCAGGGCTATATGTTAGGTCAGCCGGTCCAGTACAAGAATAGGGATGAAAATATTCAAAGCCAGATGAATGATTTTTCAAAACGGAATAATGAAGATTATCATAATGTATTGATTAAAACGGATCTTTCTATTTATGGCCGAGCCTACGAATTGTTAACAACAGTGCTAGATGAAACTGGTAGTGCATTTGTGAAATTGGTTAAACTAAATCCAGAACAGACTTTTGTTGTCTATGACGATACAACAGACAATAATTCTTTGTTTGGTGTCTATTACTATACGCTTGACTATGGGGATGGTGTTCGAAAAGATTTCGTTAATATTTACACTTCTGATAAGGTTTACATGTATGTCAATAGTAATCAAGAAGAAAAAGGGCTACATTTGTATGATTCGGACGACTGTGTATTTGAAGGTGTTCCGATAAATGAATTTGCGAATAATGAGGATCGGACAGGAGCTTATGAGCCAGTTTTAGATTCTATTGATGCCTACGACTTGTCACAATCTGAACTAGCAAACTTTCAACAGGATTCGATGGATGCTTTGTTGCTGATTACAGGAAATCCGTATACAGGAACAGCGCCAAATGACTTAGATGAGGACGGAAATGTCGTTCCTAATTCAAAATTAGCTGTTTCGTTAGCCTTTAAACGAGCAAGAATCATGATTATGGATGACAACCCAAATCCAAACGGATCTACTCCAGATGCAAAGTATATTATTAAACAGTATGACACTGAAGGCGCGGAAAAGTACAAGCAACGTTTAGTCAACGACATCTTAAGATTTACCTTCACCCCAGATACTCTAGATGAAAATTTTAGTGGGACACAATCGGGCGAAGCGATGAAATACAAATTAATGGCTTCTGATAATCGTAGAGTAATGCAACAACGACTGTTTGAAAAGGGTCTCATGCGTCGTTTGCGATTGGCAGTAAATGTTTGGCGTATCAAGGGTAACGAATCAGTTGCTTATAATCAAATCAACGATACGAATATCATATTTACAGCTAATGTTCCTAAGACAGATAGTGAGATTGTTGCTTTAGCTGGTCAACTATATGGCACCGTATCAGATAAAACCTTGTTTGAAATCTTAACCACGGTGACAGGGATTGATCCAGAAGTAGAGCTTGAACGAATCAAAGAAGAAGCCGAGGGAACACCAGCACCAAGACGACCGGAAACGGATGTGACCGAAGATGGCCAAGAAAACCAATCATCGATCAGCTAAGTACTGGTCTAACCGAATGGACGAAATCATGCTGTATGTCGATCGCACAGACATTGATTTCTTTGATGAATTACAAACCATTTACACAGAAAGCCGCCAGAGCGTCCAGAAAGAGATTTATGCATTCTATGCACAATATGCCAAGGAGAATAAAATCTCTTTGCAGGAAGCGAAAAAAAGGCTCATGCGAGAGGAGCTGTCTGATTATCGAATGAATGCGGAAAAATATCTCAAGCAAGTTGAAAAGGATTTGGAACTTTTAAAGCGGCTGAATGAGCAGTATAGAGCAGGAAAAGTGACACGATTAGAAGCCTTGCAACTTGACCTTGCTTGGCAACTGGGTAAAATGAGCGGCACATTGCATCAATCGTTTGATTCTTATCTAAAAGAAGTTGCAAAATACGCTTATCGAAAAATTGCAGGTGGTAATTCCCAAAGTACGTTAAATAAGCCAGCGTTGGAACAAATCGTAAAAACGCCATTTAATGGGAAAAACTATTCCGACAGCATTTGGGGGAATATAGACGATCTTGCGAAGGATTTAAAAAAAGTTCTTACCCAAGGGTTTATACGTGGCTCGGGTCCCGCAGATATGGCTCGTGAATTACGAAAAACGTACAATGTGGCTAAAAGTAGAGCAGAAGCAATCGTTCGGACAGATGGAACGAATGTTATCAACCTTTCTGCAGTAAAGCGTTTTGAAGAATTTGGATTGACTAGATACAAAAACAATGTGCATGTAGATAGCAGAACTACAGATATATGTCTCCAAGTACACCGAGAAGATAAATCTTATTTATTATCAGAATATCAACCTGGAGTGACTGCTCCCCCATATCATGTGAATTGCCGGACAGGCATTGTTCCCGATGATTCGGAGTTAGGATTTGAAAAAAAGATGTAAAGAATTGAGGCGCAAGAAAGAACGTGGCGTCAGTAATGAAGAATTTATGGATAAGTCAAAAGAATTCTTCGAAGAGGCTGATAGTATTGTTGTTGTAGGAGTAAATCCAGATGGAATTATTTCAACTTTTTACACGCAAAGTACGTCTCTTAATGCTATCGGTATGATGGAAGTAGCAAAGTCACAACTTATTTCAGAAATGGAAGTCTAGTCAACCACTAGGCTTTTTATTTTGTCCAAGCGTGATGACAGTAAAAGCATCGGAAGTGCAAGCATTGATCCACGTTAAAAGCTATGGAAGGAGTAACGAATCATGAAAACGAACAAGAAATTATTTATGCCATTGAATCTACAATTCTTTGCGGAAGAAAATGATGCAGATCAACCGGGAGATCAAACATCATCCGATTTCAATGTAGAGGAATTGAGTGAAGAACAAGTGGCAGCCATCAAAGAAAAGTTTGGTTTTAAAGATAATAAAGAGGTCGATTCTATCATTAAAAGCAAGAAATCAAGATGGCAAAAAGACTTAGAAGAACAAAAAAATGAAGCGGCGCGTTTAGCAAAGCTATCTGAAGAAGAGCGTCAACAAGCGATTTTTAATAAAAAACGAGAAGATTTTGAAAAAGAGAAAGCAGAATTCCGTCAAGAACAATTGTTAGTAGAAAAAGGTAAACAACTAACAGCTCAAGGAATACCAGCGGATTTTGCCCATCGGATCGCTGGTGATACTGCTGAAGAAATCCTAGCGGATGTTAAAGCTTTTCGTGCTGAATGGGATAAAGCAGTAGAAGCCAAAGTGAATGAACGCTTGGCGTCTAAAAGTAAAACAAAAGTTGGCAACACAAGTAGTCAAATGACCAAAGCGGAAATTATGGCAATTAAAAATACGAAAGAACGGCAACGGATGATTGCCGAAAATCGAGAATTATTTTAGCCAGGAGGAAAAAAGCGATGAAGAACATGTCAAAGACGAATAAAGAAAAAGTGTTAAAAATGGATTTGCAATTTTTTGCGGTTGAAACGGGATTAACCAAAATGGATGACTTGGGGGAAATCAAGTCCATCGACTTTGTGAACCGCTTTGAAGCCGGTATTAAAGAATTGCTTGCATTATTAGGTGTTACTCGGCTAGAACCTTTATCGCAAGATTTGAAAATCCAAACTTATAAATGGGAAACAGATGTCAAAGATGGAAGTGTCGCAGAAGGCGAAGATATTCCGTTATCCAAAGTGACCCGTGCAAAAGATAAAGATTATACCGTTACCTTTAACAAGTGGCGTCGAGCAGTTTCTGCAGAAGCGATTGCACGTCATGGGGCATCCTTAGCGATTGATAAAGCAGATAATCGTTTGCTTCGTCAAATACAAGGAAATTTAAAGTCCAAATTTGTAACGTTTCTTGGTACAAACCCTACAAAGATTAAGGGAGTAGGTTTACAAAAAGCATTAGCTCAATCCTGGGGGAAATTAAATACATTTGAAGAATTTGATGGTGCAGATTTTGTTTCTTTTGTTAATCCAATGGATGTAGCTACTTATTTAGGTGACACCAAAGTACTTGCAGATGCTTCGAACGTATTTGGGATGACCTTACTAAAAAACTTTCTAGGTGCAAATAATGTCGTTGTATTAAATGCAATTCCAGAAGGCAAAATTTATTCTACTGCAGTAGATAATATTGTATTGGCTTACCTAGATATGAAAGCATCTGATCTTGGAGATATTTTTGTTGATTTTGTCGATGAAACAGGGTTTATCTCTGCGACTCGCGGTCGTACGTTACGCAACGCTACGTACGAATCTTTATTTATGAACGCTTTGGTTTTATTCACTGAAATTCCAAAAGGCGTTGTAGAAGCAACGATTGAAGCAGAACCTATAGCTCCTGATGATGGTGGCGCAAGCAAATAAGAAAGAGGTGGCTATTGATGTTAGAAGATATCAAGCTGTTTCTAGGTATTGCTGATGAGCTTCAAGATCCGCTGCTTAACCTTATTATTAAGGATAGTGAGCAACGGATCTTATCCATTTTAAATCAATTTGCTGTAAAGAATGATACTGAGAAGCACAAAACTATTCCAAATGATCTGATCTATATTCATAGAGATGTTGCTATCAAACGTTTTAACAAACGAAACAGTGAAGGGACTACTGCAGATAGCGAGGAAGGTCGATCCTACTCTTGGGAACCTTCTTATTTAAATGAATATCTGGATATTTTTGACGAGTATACTAAGCCTGCAATTCGTGCTGGTAAAGGCATTACGAGGTTCATATAATGAATTACAGTGATCGCGTCAAGATAACTTATGAAAGAAAAGTCCCTGGTTATCTTGGCGATGATGCTATTGAAGAAAAAGAAGTAATTGAACCATGTGGAAAAACCGGGGTATCCAATGATGAACAAATAGGAATTTTTGGAAAGTACAATCAGAAGGCTTTCAAATTATACATTCAAGGGAGTCACAAAGGATTCTCAAAAATTGAATATAAAGGTGTGGAGCGTTCTGTTTATTCAACCAAATGGCATCGGAATTCTACCGTGGTGATTCTTACATGAGTAAGAGTGTAAAAATTCAAGGATTAAAAGAGTTTATGCGTGAAGTCAGTAGAAAGGGCCCTGCCTTAGACCAAGCAATAGACAAAGAAATTAAATTGTCTGCTTTACGAGTAGAAAGACGCGCAAAAAAACTTGCCCCATGGGATACAGGATGGATGTCCAATAATATTTATGCAAATGATATCGGGTTCTTGCAAGCGGAAGTGATATCACCAGTAGAGTATTCTATTTTTGTGGAATATGGAACACGGTATATGTTTGCACAACCATTTCTTTTTCCGGCAGTCTATGCAGATTGGCCTTTATTTCAGAAACGACTAACAAAATTAGTGAGAGGATGATTGCATGTACTCTCCAATGACAGAATATTTAAGAGAACTATCGGAAAAACTAACCGCTACCCAAATCCCTGTATATTTTAAGCTCCCTGATGAAAGCATCAAGGAGCCTTTTTATGTGATAGGCTCCCATATTGGAGATGATTCGGCGACTGCTAAATTTGGCCCAGCAATTGTTGATACGAGTCTACAAATTGACTTGTACTATCCAATTAATAGTCGAACCAGTTTAGAAGAGGCTATTTTTAAGACTAAAGTAGCATTAAACAAACGAATTACTCATCAAGTGATGCTTGATAATTCAATTGGTAGGGAAGTCTATCATATTGTATTTAGAACAAACGATTTAATTATTTAGGAGGAGAACAATTTATGGCTACAAAAAATAATGGTGTTAAAAAGTTTAGCGGGAAAGCAATTACTGGGAAAAAAGTATGGTATTTTATTCAATCGGTCAAAGCGGAAGTTGGCTCTCCTGCGTTATTACCCGCCTTTCAAACAGAGGGAAGCGTCACTTATGGTGGGGACAATATCGATGAGCAAACCAAAATGGGGCGTATTATCATTAAATCGACAGACGAACACAGTATTGAATTGACACAATACTTTATTCCGAATGACGAATCCATCAAAGTGGTAAAAGATGCAAAGAAGAATGGGAATTCTGTCAAAGTTTGGCGTGTAGTGATTGATGAAACTGTAGCTAAACCTGCAGATGGGATAGAAGATGTAAAGCTTTATCCAGCTGAATTTGGTTATGGCATGCCGGATGATGTTGAAATTCAAGATGGAGACGATCTGGTAGAAACTTCTTACACCTTAAACATTATTGGTAAATTGCAAGAAGGAGACTTTCCATTGTCAAATGATGATATCGCAGCGATTGAAGCGTTGTACGACTATCAAAACCCAGGAGAAACTACAGGAGACTATGATGCGATACGAAAAAATCCAGTTTCCTCAGGAAAATAATAGAGAAAAGCATAGCGATGGCTATGCTTTTTACTTTTGAAAATACTAGGAGGAATAATTTATGTCATTTGATATCAATTTAAAAGGGAAAGAACAAAAAATTAAATTCAACTATATGTTAAATTTCAAAGCTAATAAAAAACTAGCGACAAAAGACAAAGAGGGGAAACTCCAAAATGACGGAGCTGGGGTTCTTTTTGTTCAAGTATTAGAAAAAGAAGATGACGCCTTGGTGAACTTGTTGCAATTAGTCGATAGCAAGGCTACCGAAAATGATGCTCTTGAAGCGATTGATAGGTATGTTCAAGAACTTATAAAAAGTGGATTAAGTGAAGAAGAAGCTTATAACCGTATTTTTGAAGATCTGAAACAGGAAATGTTAGCCTCTGGTTTTTTCGTGAGCAAGATCCGCAAATATCTAGAGAATATAGAAAAAGTGATCGAAGTGATGGTTTCACGGAAGAAAGAAGAGGACAAAATCCAAATCACGCAATTGAAAGAGTTGTCCGAACGAATCAAGAAAGAGATCTCATAGTCAATTGTGCAAGACATGGGTTAACGGACATTGATTTAATTATGAATTGTTATTTGTGGGAACTTGAAGCAATCCTTGAAGGTTTGGCTTTACATGAATTAGATAAACAAGAACAAAATGCGATTTTTGGTTTTAATCTGCGGTATATTCTTAATGCGAAAAAACCTCAGATGAATAAAATTATGAATAAAAAGAAAGCAGAAGATAAAATAAGAAAGGCTTTCGCACGTAATCAAAGACGAGTGAGAAGGAATGATCGTCGTCTTGAAAAAGCGATGCAAGCCTTGGAGCATTTTAAAAACCGGAGGTGAGAAGAGGGTGGCTGAAAATATAACAGGAGCAATCAAAGCGTTGATTGGCGCAGATACTAGCGACTATCAAAAAGCAATGTCAGAAGTTCTCAGCGTAACAGGTTCTACGATGAATAAAGTAGCCGACAAGATGAATCAAAGTACGAATAGCATTGTCTCTAAAGTTGGGAACATTATGAGTCAGTTGAATACAACGGTACCTTCTAAGTTAGCTGGTTTAAAGACGAGTTTAGTTGCGCCTTTTAGTACGGCTGGTGGACAAATTCAACGTGTGATTGCTTCTATTGGCGAAAAAATTCCCCAACCCATTCGAGCTGGATTTAGTAAAGTAGGGCCAATCGTTGGAGACGCATCTAGTCTAGTTGCAAAAGGTTTGAATAGAATAGTGAATTCGGCTACTTCAGTAGGAACAAGAGTAGGCAGCGGATTGACTACTGCATTTAACAAAGCAGGAGCAAAAGCAGCAAGTACGTTAAATAGTATGATCTCTAAGTCCAACAAAGTGACCAATACGACAAGCGGATTAATAAAAAAAGTTATTGGAATTGGGGCTGCATATGCGATAGCACAAAAAGGAGTATCGATGATCTCAGGTGCTATAACTGGACTAGTAGGCGATTTAAATCAAGGATCAGCCACTTGGAAAACCTTTAATGCCAATATGGAAAATATTGGTATGGGTAAAAAAGAAATTGCTGGTGTGAAAAAAGAGTTGCAGGATTTTGCAACAAAAACGATTTATTCTTCTTCCGAAATGGCAACTACCTATAGTCAGTTAGCGGCAGTAGGCATTAAGAGTGCAGATCAATTGGTTAAAGGGTTTGGTGGTTTAGCGGCTGCCGCTGAAAATCCTACTCAAGCGATGAAAACATTGAGCCAACAAGCTACACAAATGGCCGCAAAACCCACTGTTCAATGGCAAGATTTCAAGCTTATGTTAGAACAAACCCCAGCTGGTATTGCTGCTGTTGCAAAAGAAATGGGCATGTCTACCTCTGAAATGGTTACCGCTGTTCAAGACGGGAAAATCAAGACGGAAGACTTTTTTGATGCGATTACTAAAGTTGGTACAAATGATACTTTTAGTAAGATGGCAACAGAATATAAAACTGTTGGCCAAGCAATGGACGGATTAAAAGAAACACTGACTAACAAATTGCAACCCTCTTTTGATAAGCTTTCTCAAATTGGAATTAATGCAATTAGTAAGATTACAGACAAACTTGATAGTTTTAACATGGCTCCTATAGAAAAAGCAATTGATAGTGTTATCCCAATTTTGGATCATTTTGTCAACGGAACAAAGCTCTCCAATGATGCTTTAACAAATATGCAAGGAATCATTTCTAAACTTCTGCCTGTAGCTGGTCTTCTAGGTGGAGCATTAACCTTGAGTGGAGCTTTGCCAGCATTGAGTGCTTTGACTAGTAGCTTTATTGGAATCTCTGGTGTTTTATCCGGACCTTTAAGGTCAGCATTTGGTTTAGTTTCTAGAAATGTCAGCGGTTTAATTGGGCTATTCCCTAAGATTGGTGGTGGACTTTCTTCTGCTGCAAGTGTAGGAATGGGCGCATTAGGTGGAATGACTTCTGCAATGGCAACAATCATGCAAGTTGCTCTAGCATCTATAGGACCAGCCGCAATACTAGGATTAGTTGTTGCTGGGCTTGGCTTAGTAAACAATCAATTTGGTACGCAGATTGATGAGTTGTTAAACATGGTCACCACAAAGGGTCCAGAGGTCATTTCCAGATTTGTTGGTGGGATTACGTCACAAATTCCACAACTAATCACTAGTGGAACAGAGCTAATTAGTAAATTAGCGAATACGATCGCGACAATGTTGCCATTGATTGTTCAAGCTGGTGTAGACGTTATTGGGTCGTTAGTTGGTGGTGTAGCTCAAAACCTGCCATCATTAATTAGTTCAGCATTGACTATCATTACTACCATATTGACTTCTTTAGCTAGCGCATTGCCTCAGTTAATTGTCATGGGTATGAATTTATTATTAAGTCTAGTCAATGGTATTGTAGAAAACATTCCACAAATCGTTGGTTCAGTACAACAGATTCTGCAAGCTTTTGTGGAAAATATCGTGACGAATTTACCACAAATCATTGAAACTGGTATCCAAATTTTATTGAGTTTAATTAATGGTCTTACACAACTATTACCTCAATTGTTACCAGTCGCTTTAGAGGCCATTTTGACCTTGATACAAGGAATCATGAATAGCATACCGCAATTGTTAAATGGTGCGGTACAAATCGTCCAAGCTTTGTGTAATTTTATTGTTCAAAACCTACCAATGATTTTACAAGCAGCTATTCAGATTTTACAAGCGTTAGTTAGCGGTATTGTGCAGAATTTACCAAATATAATTTCTGCAGGAATTCAAATTATTTTCTCCCTGGTTACAACGATCATTCAAATGTTGCCAAGTATTCTAAAAGCTGGCTGGGATATTATAAAATCCCTCGCAAGTGGTGTGATTGAAGCAATACCAAACGTGCTGAAAGGTGCTTGGGACGGCATCAAAAATGGATTTAGTAACTTATGGGATAAGATTACTGGGAAATCAAAAGAGAAGTCTACAGAAATAACTTCTACGTATTCTCAAACTGCAGAATCAATGAAGAGCAAGACAGGAGAACTTAGTTCTAGTGTTTCTGCAAGTTTTGACCAAATGGGACTAAATGCTTCCAATGCAACTTCGAAAATTAGTACTTCAGCATTAGGAGATTTTAGCTCTATTCTCAGTCAAGGAAGCTCGGACGCACAAACATTAAATGCAAATGTAACGAATGCAACACAAGCATTACAAAAGACAGGTACTGCGGATATTAGCCAATTGAATGCCTCAGGGAGCGCAGACTTTTCTGAATTGTTGTCAAGCGGAACAACTAGTATTCAAGGGTTGGAAAAAACTGTGTCGGGTTCGATGAGTGGGGCAAGTTCTAATGTAACAGCAGAAACGAAACAAATGGAAAATCAAGTCAAAGTTTCATTCCAATCTATGACAGCTGTAACAAACTCTGGCATGAATAGTGTTAGAAATTCTATAAAGGCCGGTTTTTCTGATGTTGTTTCTCAAACGAATAGTAGCGTGAGCCAACTTAAGTCATTGATTCAATCGACAATGAATCAAATGCAACAAATTGTTATTAATGGAATGAATACTATTAGAAATGCTTTCCAATCCGGTATGACACAATCAATTCAAGTGAGTACGCAAGCCTCTTATCAAATCGTTTCAGTATTTTCTATTTTATCATCTCAACTAAACAATTTGGGCTATAACGCTGGTATAGGGCTGGCTAATGGATTGTCTAATTCTGCCGGAGCCATTTATTCAACGGCTAATGCGATTGCAAACAATGTTGCACAAACGATTCAAAGCGCATTAGACGTCCATTCTCCATCGAGAATTACGACTTGGATGGGGGAAATGTTAGGCAAAGGATTAGGATTAGGAATGCAGTCGATGTTTCGCTTTGTAGAAAAACAAGCAAATGAATTCGGCTCAATTATCCAAGGACAACGTTATCAAGCAGAGGCGGTAATGGTAGGAGACACAACGCTTACGAACCGAACTATTGCAACCTTTACAAGCGATATGGACAAAGATATCCGTGAATCTGAGCTGAAACAAGAAACAATTTATGTTCACAATGAAATTGTGGGAGATCGGATTTATACTACGGTCAAGCATAAAGAAGTACGAAAGAAAAATAAAGACAAATATTTCAATTAGATTAAGGGAGTGAAACAGAAGAAGTGGATGCTTTAATCACAAAAAATGGTGTTCAAACGACACTTTCTTCTATTGGGTTACTTGTTACTGATTTTCAAGATAGCTCTTCCTCTGTTACCTCCAATAGGCGAGAAGTAACCAATAGAAGTGGGTATGTTTTTTCTGGTGCCGTTCATAAAGAGAAAAAAATTAGTGTTTCTGGAACGTTTATTGTCCCAAATGCTTATGCTTTAGAAGAAAAAAAGGATGAAATCAATGGGCTTATCAGTAACGATGAGCCCTTTTATATTACAAAAATGTTGCCTACTACCAATTTATATGCTTTTGAATTGCCTGGCCAAAAAACGAGTGATTTAAATTTACTTACAATTCCTCACCAACCATATAAATATCGGTACAAAATAATTGTAGAAGATGAAATTTCCTATACATTTATCGGGTTTTCAGCTGCAGGGTTAAGAATGAATTTTTCTTTTGAAGGAAAAACAGCAGAATTACCATTTGGAGAGACTATTCCCAAATCAGTTACGGTTTCTACGTTTCTTGCTTATGAAGGAAATGCTAAGTGTAGCCAATTAGAATGGCCGTGGGTGATGAAACTAACAGCTACTCAATCACAACCGGGAAAATTTTTTCTGGCAGTAGGGAGCAGGACGTTTACCTATCAAACGCAAACTGCTTTGAAGGATAGGGACATTTTGTTATTAAAAGGAGTGGAAACCACCTTAAATGGGTTAAATGTCAATGATAAAACAAATCACGAGCATTTTGTTTTAGAACCTACAAATACAAAGAAGATAAAGATTCAAACGAATTTTAAAGGGACTATTCAAGTACTTAATTTTGTAGAACTATATAAATAAATGGAATGGGGTGATAGAGGAATGAATTTCATTGACGAAAAAGGGGGATTGCATTCTGCCATTGCGGAGTGCAAAAGAACTAAAGGAGTAAATGGTGAAAAGTCTTTAAGTGGAACAATCTATACTAATGCTCAACTTTTACATGGTATTGGCCGTGGATGGCGTTTACAATTTGAGGATGAAAATTATTGTTTGACCTATATCAACCCAATTGATGAAGGAACACGTATAGTTGTCGAATTTGATGCTGTACACGAATTCTTTTTCGATATGCAAAAATCTGTAGTTCATGCAGTACTTAATGGTTCGAATACTGCGGAAAGATATTTACAACATATTTTCAATGGTAGCAGATATACCTATCGTTTAGAAGTCAAAATTCCGGCTTTTGAGAAAGAAAATTTTGGTTTAAAAAACCGGCTTACTTTATTCAAAGATTTTATCCAATCAACAGGGGTTGAATTTTCTGTAAATGGCCGAGTGGTTCGAATTTTAGAGAAAGTAGGGACAAATTTATCAACAATCGTTAAAAAAGGGTTTAACCTTAATGAACTTCATATAGAAAAAGATACCGGTTCTTTTATTACTTATATGAAAGGATATGGAGCTTTTAAAGATTCTGAAAATCCATCAAAAGGACGGTTGGAAGTAGAATATCTTAGCCCTTTAGCGAAAGTATATGGAAAACTTGAAGGAGATCCAGTTGTTGACGAACGTTATACACAAGCAAATAGTTTAGTTAAACGATTAAAAGAAGAAGTAGAATCATCTTATGGAATATCAGTTGATATAGATATGGAAGATTTAACAAGGGCTGGTTATGACTATGATCAACCTCATGAAGGGGATTATATCATGGCGATTAACCAAGACCTTGGCTTTGAGCAAGAAATAAGGATTCTGTCATATACTACTTCTTATGATACAGAAGGACAGGTCATTGACCATGATATCTCATGTGGTCGTCTAAATATCATTGATCAGACACGTATTTTAGATACTTCTTGGAAGAGTCAAATCGAAAACTCAATTGAACAGGCAAATACTACAGCCAATTTCGCTTTGGTTTCTGCGGATGGGAAATCCATGACATATTATGGTCCAGATGAACCAATAGGTCAAAAGTTTCATAAAGGCGACATATGGTATCAGACGATAGGGGAAAAGAATGTCTTAAAAATATGGAATGGCTCAGAATGGTGGCCAGTATTAGATGAATCGGAAATAAAAACTATTAAAAAAGAATTTGAGCAACAACAATCTGAATTAGAACAAGCCAAGAAACAGATTTCAGAAAATAATGCTAAAGCCCAACAAGCGTTAATTGATGCAGGGTTTGCTAAAAATGGCCTATCGGCAGTTGAAAAACAGGCAACGGAAGCCTTAAAACAAGCCGAAGAAGCTTATAATCATTTTTTAGCAACGGATGCAAGTATCACAGAATTGAAGTGGACAACTTCACAAGTTGAAAAGGTGACCAACCAACTGACAGGGGAACTTTCACAAAAAGTGAGTCAAGCCACTTTTGATCAGCTAAAAGGTACGGTAAAAAATCAAGAGGCGTTATTAAATCAGACGGCAGAAGGATTAGAAGCGAAGGCATCTATTACGTCAGTCGATGCGATCAACAAATTGGTCAGTCAACATACCACTAATTTAACGGTCCAAGGGGACAAATTACGTTCGTTAGTAACCGAAACAGACGGTGTGAAAGTAAAGCTGTCCCAACTTGAACAAACCTCTGCGGGATTCCAACAAACTGTTTTAGACCAACTAAAAGGCGTCACTTCCCAACAAACACAGTTAGCAGGTCAATATACACGCGTGATAGAAACAATCGGAGGGTTGAATGGCAACACGAAAAATATAAATGCTGGATGGGAAATTGGGTCTATTGCGCGTGCGGATGGGAAACCGATTGATTTTTCTGCTATTCGTTCCACAGAGTTTATCGAAGTTGAAGCAGAAAAACCCTATATGGTTGTGGACGGTCAAGGCGATCTAGTGATAAGTACGATGGTATTTTACGATGAAAACAAACAACTTGTTGCCTATAGAACAGAACAAACGGTTTCAAGAGCAACGAGTAGGTCACGCTATTTAAAAGTCGTTGTTTTAAAGAGCGATCAACCATTACATGCAATTGATTATGCCGTCATTCAAAGTGCGCAACCACAGAAAGCAGCTATACCGATTCGTTCTCAACTCACACAAACGGCGGATCGTTTTAATGTTACCGTACAAAAAGGTGATATTATTGCTCAGTTGAATATCGAAGCGGGCCGTACTTTGATTCAGAACAAGCAACTTGTTTTAGATGCAGATACAGTTACATTTACTGGAGAAGCGTTTATTCCAATGGCAAAGATTAAAGATCTAAAGGTAGATGCAGCTAAAATATATGGGACATTAGATGCAAAAAATGTCAGAATCATTAATTTAGATGCGACCAACATTAGTAGTGGCTATATCAACAACGAACGTCTTCGTTCACGATCGATTACTGCGGATAAATTGGCAGCCAATGCGATTCAAGTCGGATTTAACAATTATAGTCAAAATCTTCAATTGAATCCGTGGTCTTTAGACTTTCGTTCTAGGAACACTTTAACTGGCCGGTTGACGAGTGAGGGGATGGAGTTTTGGCACGGTACAAGAAAAATTGGGCGCATGGGAGAAAACTCTAAATCAGGGAAAGACAATGTTCGTGGTATTGTGATGGATTTGGAGTACACAGGTGATTTTGTTGGTTGGAGTTATATGAAGCACGCTAATGATCAAGCTTATACATCAATGTTATTACTTGATCCTAAAGGGAAGTTTACCGGAAAATCAGGTATTCATATGGATACCGATGTTTATCTATCAAGAATCAAACCTAATTATACTGATGCAAAAGAGTTTTTAAAATTTTCAACGGTAAAATACAATAATTACCACTATTCCGGTTTACTTAATAATAGTGGAAAATCCGGAATATTTATGGGAGGTAACTGGCTATATTTGTTACACAATACTTACGTGATTCCTGTAGAGGATATTTGGAAGGTCGTTTATGCGTTGAAGGGGTTAGGGAGAATACATTTACCAACCAGTTTTTTCTCCAATGGTGGTGGTGTGCGAACCTATAAAACAATTACTTTATAAAGAGGAGCATTTATATTTATGAAATTAACTGTACTTCAAATTTTAGAATTAGAAACAGGCTTACTTGAATTAAGCGAAAAGGAATTGCCAATTGCGACAAGTTTAAAAATCAATCAGGCAATCACGAATTTAGGAGCAGTCACTCACTCGATTCGTGAGACTGCAAAACCTATCTTGGAATTGGAACAAAATCAGCAAAATGAAAAGTTGAAAGAATTATACCAAGAAGAGATGGCAGTCGATCTTCCTAAAGTGAATACAACAGATTTTGGAGAAATTACGATTCGTGCGAAAACAATACATCAACTAACACCTATTTTGAATGAGGCTGAGGAGGAGAATTTTGATGAAAATTAGAATGACTGAAATGAACTATGTTTTTAACGAAGAAGACGAAACAGAAGCGATCGAAGTACAGTATCAAAGCTATGTAGATGGCAATAACTTTAGTGCACGTGTGGTTTTGACGGAAGGAAATTTTGACGAGATGACACGCAGCCAAGTAGATAAAGTAGCCAAAGAAAAAATTATCAGTTGGTTGCAACCGAAAGGATCCTAGTTAATCAATTTTGAATGGCAGGAGTGAAATTGTAATGGAAATATTCGAATATTTTAGACATTTTCTAGAAACAGAAGACACGAAGATTTTATTTATTTTGGCGTTAATTTGCGGTGCGATGATCCTCGATTTCCTTTTAGGAACCATTGCTGCAAAAATTAATCCATCGATTGAATTTCGATCACAGATTGGTATTTATGGTATTTTACGAAAAATGGTGAGTATTTTTTTACTCGTCTTTTTTATTCCTTTGTCTGTGATTGTACCTGGAGGCGTGGGTACCGCATTGTTGTATACATTGTATCTAGGCTACCTTTTAATGGAGCTAAAATCCATTTTAGAGAATTATCAAAAAATGGGTGGGACAGCAGACTTGTTTCAACGATTTTTAGACAGTTTTAAATCGAGCACTGACAAAAAGGGTGATGACGATGTTAAACGGAATTGATGTATCGAGTTGGCAAGGGGATATCCAAGTTCAGAATATGGCATTGGACTTTGTGATTGTCAAAACGACAGGAGGAGGCGGTGGTGGTGTTGGCTATGTGAATCCATTTGCCGACCGTGTCTACCAACGAGCTAAAAAGGCCGGGAAGCTACTAGGATTTTACCACTATGCACACGAAATCGGATTCCAAGGCTCTGCGATTGACGAGGCGGATTTTTTTATCAAGAATTCTAAGAATTATTTTGGAGAAGCCATTCCTATTTTAGATTGGGAATCCGATAACAAACACGATGTGGCCTGGGCGAAAGCATTTTTAGATCGCGTATATGCTCGAACAGGCGTTAAGCCGCTATTCTACACGTACACTGCTGTTACTAATAGCAATGACTTTTCCTCTATTGCAAAGGCAGATTACGGTCTGTGGATTGCAAATTATGGGTTCAATGCGGTGACAAATGGCTTTCGACAACCCCAACCACCAAAGTCAAGAGGGTGGGCAATCACGGCGATGTTTCAATATAATTCACAAACCCGCTTACCAGGCTATGGGGGACTTTTAGATGCCAATGTCTTCTATGGAGATGTGAAAGCTTGGAAAGCTTACGTTTCTGTAAGAGGCAAATCAAGAACGTCAAAACCAGTGCCAATAAAACCAAAGCCTGTAGCCAATAATGGAGGAATTAAAATGAAAGAATTCACGTTGAATACGAATATTAATTTGCGTACTGCTGCGACAACGTCAGCGCCCATTATCGCACTTTTGAAAAAAGGACAAAAGGTCAAGTTTAATGATGTTGTGCTTGCAGGAGGATATATGTGGGCTGTTCAACCTCGAACAGATCAATTTAAGAAAGGATATATCTCTCTAGGAGAAATTAATTCGTACGGTTCTATAAAATAGTAAATCCTCGACTTCTTAATTCAAGTTGGGGTTGTTTTTGAGTTATCATTGATAAAAGTTCTCAATTGCGTTACCATGATTGTGAAATCTTTGATTATAGCGAGGCGGGAGATATGCAAAATATTATTATCGTAGCTCTTTCTGTTATTCCTGTAAGTATATTTTTTTATTATTTAGCCAGAAATGCTCACTTTTATAATTTTAACAGCATTCAAAACCCTTGATACATCAACGTTTTTAGAAATTCGTATTTTCCTAAATTTCATAGAATTTCAACTTATCTGGGTCAAATCTGGGTCAAAATAGAAAAATCCCAATTTCGTCTGGGTCAATTTATGAGAAAATTCTCATCTAGCGTGGGGCGTACATATTAATAAAAAAGGCCCACAAAACGTGGGCCTGAGAGAATAAATATGAACACTTTACTCATCATTACGATTATTATACTTGATGTACAAAAAAGAATCAAGTCCAACTCTCTTTGAGTATTTTTGATGATATGCTATGCTTTATAGCCTAAAAGAGTAACAGGTTTCCTTGAAAGACCTCCCCCAAGCTTCTAGGACCTGTTACTCTTTTTCGGAGTGATGCTGTTGGCAACATCTATATTATATGCTATCCAGAACTCTTATTTTTTGCAACTAATGTTAATCCCTTCTGAATGAAAAACTTCTTTGATAGCCTATTGTCATTTATCTTATACATTTTACTTTTTGCACTTGTCCTTGGTTTTATTTTTCAGCAACTTTAAATCTCTATTTAAATAAGCTTATAAACGTTGTTGTTTCAACGTATACCCCGCTCTTATTGAGTGGGGTTTTTCTTTTGCCCCAGACTTTTTCTATTTTTTATGAGGTCCTTAAAAATCGGCGTTTTTTTCTTCGTGTTTTTTGATCAGTGGATGATTCATCGTTTATATGATCTGTGAGAATAAGAAAGATCAGGTCGTGACAAATGTGGTTGCTGAGTAGTATTGAAGGGGAGATAGAAATAAGAACGATTTTTTTTATTATATATTTTCTCAAAGACGGGAAGTAAAGATACACATTACATCAAGCCATGCTATACTATGTTTGTCAAATTTACAATGCAGTCGGAAAATTTAATGGGGTGGGAACGGAAATAGAAAGGGTAAGGAAGTCAATGCTAGTTGATGAAGCAATGGAGATTTTGTATGATGAAATTGAGAAAACTCTAAATTGGAAGTTTATTAAAAGTCGAAAAACTTTTAAAAAAGTGGTTGAGGATTTAGTTTTTGAAATTACTTTTTTTTCATCAAAATGGAATAAATCTTACGAAAACATTGAAATACAATGTGAGTTCAGATTATGGTGTAAAAAATTTGGAAAATCATATAATGTAAATAGTGCTGTTGGTTTTTTTAGTTTGAATCCATTAAATGAAAGTTGGTGGAATATAACCACCAACTTTCATTTAGAAAACACTTTAAAATGTTTACGTGAAATTATAAAGAGTAAAGTTATTCCTGTTTTAAATAAATTTGAAACAAATGTTTCAACTGCCGCAAATGATTTTGCTAAAGAGCCTTTATTTAGTGAATATAATATAAGTGTGCAATTTATTGATATGTATGCAGGTAGAGAACAAGCTGTAGCGATTTCTAAAAAGATTTACGCTGATTTAAATGAAAAAAAAAGGGATGAAATAAAGAGATATTGCCAAGGTGCAAGAAGCGAGCCGTGGATGATAAATCCCTCCAATTTACGTTATATCGTAGATAATAATCTTATCTAGTTCTGGCATTATTTTGAAGTAGATGCTTTATGAATTGGTTTGACAAATATAAAAATGATTTTGAATTTAAAAGTTATGTCCTGTCAAAAAAGACTGGAATAACTCGTAGTATTTTGGAATTTTTAGAGGATTCAAAAGATGGAAGTAATGTAAAGTTTGGAACGCTAATTTTATTAGCTGAAGTGGGAGGTAAACCATTAGCTGATTTGGTAAAGTAA